CAACTGTACCTTGCCCCCAGATTTTTACCAGCTTATCGCTTGTATAATGCCCGTGTCTTGACAGTTTGTGGATTGGTTTTAAGTCGTCCGGATGCCATCCATACAGTATCACGTGATAGTGCGGTCTCGCTGTGTTGTCTCCGTACTCTCCTGCCAAAAAGTATCTTAGAGGCTCTTTGACGGCCTTTCTGAGCCTTTTTATAAATAGTTGGGTATCCTCTACGCTTAGAGTTTGCGCTGTTCTTGGACGCTCTGAGCCGCCTTTCCAGATGTTTATGCCGCCTTTATAGATTTCTCCTGTTTCTGTGTCTTGTGTTGGTACGTGGTCATCATCGTAGGTTAGTGTGATAAACCAGATCGTATCTTTGTTGTGTCCGTATGCTTCTAGTTCCATGCGTGTGCTCCAGTCTTTGCGCTTGCGCAATCTGCATCCGGTACACTGTCCGCATGGTATCAACATTACATCTTTTCTGTACATTAAATTTTCGTATGTCATTTTGGTCTTGTGTATCTCGTTGAAAGAGGCGAGTGAGTACACTCGCCCACTCGCCTCTCTGTCATGAGGTACATAAAACCGGATTAACGGTTTATTGCATCCCATTTATTTACCTCTCGGATTTATGCTCATATACCCTGTGGGCAAGTATCTTCTTGTACTTTCGAGTCTGTTTGCAAGTTCGTTTTTTGCTTTGTCTGCTACGGGTAAGGCTGCGAACTTTTCTTTAAGCTTGGCCGCGTTTTCCGCTGCCGTTTCGGCTATGGCCTCCATGTCTCCTTTGAGTCTTACCGGACTTGAGCTGCTCGACATGATAGCTTGCTGGATGCTCTGTGCTGCGTTTTCTGCGTGACTCCATGCTTCGCTGTGGCTACTCCAACTGCCGTCTTGTTTGATTCCCGGTAATGCTGTTGCTCCCAGTGCGCTGCTGGATGCCATACCCATACTTGCACTCCCGATTGTTCCCTGCGCTCCGCTTGGAGTGCTTGCGCCGCCTTGTGTGTATGCTAAGATAGGATTGATACCTGCTTTTCGCATATCTTCGACGGCTCTTTGGTATGCTGTGTTACTCATTTGCTCTTGCCATGCTCTGTTTTTCGCGGCCTCTGCCGAGTTGTAGCTCATGGCTGTCTGCTGCTGGATGTGATTGTATACGCCTTGTTGGATTGCTCCTAAGGTGTTGTATCCCATCTGCATAAGCATCGAATTGCGATTGTATTTTTGCTGGTTGGCCATACTGCCTTGGCTTAGCTGGTTTGCAAGTGCTGCAATGCTTTGGTTCATGGCGTCATTTGAGCCGCTGTTGCTAAAACTTGCGCTGTCGCTTGAGCCTTGCGACCAGCTCGACCCGCTGCTTTGACTATTTGCTTGTCCTTGCTGTCCGTAGCTCGAACTTGTTCCAAATAGTTTATTTGCTGCGGCTCCTATTAAGCTTGGCACTGCTGCTTTGAGGAGCCCCATCCCGAATGTTGCTAATAATCCCATAAAAATATGCCCGGGGTATTGCCCCGGGCTTCCCCCTTTCCCGCTTTAGTGATGATCCACGAGACCCGGAATACTGTACATGGGCATAGGTCTGACCGATGTGTTGTCGATGATCGTATCCATGATAAATTGAGGCTCGTTGTCCACTGCGAGAGTTCTCTGGATTTCTGAGTCGCCTTCTTTCATCCATGCTTGACTCAGGCTTGGCGTTTCTTTATAGTCGTCGCCGTAGTGCCAACTATCCAGCGTTCCCGTTGCGTTGCTGCGGAATTTTCCACAGATTCGGTTTGGTTTCATCCGGTATTCTGCCCATGCCTCTTGATACCCAAATGCCTGTTCGTCCGTTGCGGTTCCGGTGAGATACAGCTCTTTTTTGAGGATGGCTTGTTCCCCCAGATTTGCAAAGACAGGGTAATAGAAATCCAGATTGGTTTTACGGCTCCACATCCGTTCGAGTCCCTGCTGGTAGGTATGATCATGCCGGATGCAGCATACTCCAATAACATATCCGTGCTCTTCGAAGCTCTTAGTGAACATACTGCCGTTGTACGGTGTGACGGACACTGCTGCCGTGTTACCCTGCGGACTATCAGTCGTTGTGCCGCTGGTCTGGATGACCTGACTCATGTTGATGGTGATGCGCGTACCGCCCAAATACTCCGGGATTTGTACCGTTTTATCGCTGATTTTCGTGTGAAACAGCGAATAAATCATCTCGCGGTATCGGCTGCCGCCTCGTGCGAGTTCTTCGTAGTACTTTTGTACCTGAAACGCCTGTCGCAGCTGGTTGATGGTTGTTGCATTTACCTGGCTCATGTCCGTGTATAGGTTCATGCTTTCGTATGCGTATGTGCCACCGTCGTCAATTTTGTAGGCGTTAATTTCTAACCGTCCGTCGTCGGTGTTCTCTATCGTCGAATTTTGTCCGATATGCGACACAAAATTTAACTTTCCCGGCGTTTTTGTGTCACTATTGTACTCATATCCATATACTGGTGCTTTCCCGCCGAGCGGAATGTTTACTGAATCTCCCGATCTCTGCGGACTTGGCAGTGCGCTCGTGAAATAGTCGTGGAATTTGTTAACGGGCAGCGGTCTGCCGCCTTTGTATGCTTGCTGTAATGTTGTCTCTAGGTCTTCTTTTTTTTCTTTTTCCTGGTCGCTGTATCTTACAGTTTCGTCTCCTGTTGTGTTTATTGCTGGATTATCTACGTTTTGATCTCTGAACCACTCGTTCCAGATTTTAACATATGCTCTGACGGGCAGTGCGTTGATGCTGAAACTGGCTTCTCCACTGTTTGGTTTTTTTATTACCTTTGTGGGAATTCCCATGTAGTCCAGAATGCTTCCTTCGTATGGCGCTGGTTCATCCGATGAGGTTGCACTTGTGTCTTTTTTTACGATTAGCTGTGGAATATTGTATTCTACTTGCTGTACCCATGGTTTGTCTGTTACTTCGCCCATAAATTCTTTCCAGTGATCCCAGATAATTCTATTGGGTACGAAAAAGTAATAGATGTCCATGTAGCAGTTATCCATGACCGGAAAGATAGGCGTTGTCATGCGGATGATTGCCGCTTCGTCAATGCTGAAAGTGTCGCCCGGTAACACTTCATCAACGTAAAACGGGATAAGTTTCCCCGCGTTCATTGTTAGCTTGACGTCTTGCCGTCTTTTAAAGCGGCTTCTCGTGATGTCCAGCCTCGGAACTTGGTTAAATCCTGCGTCTTTGTTTCTGTTCATTGTTTAACCTCCGCTGCTTCTGTTACCTCGGTTACTTTGGCTTCGGTCTGTTTTTCTTTGTAGATACCCAGATTTTTCGCCCATTCGACTGTGCCAAACGATGCAACAAATTTATCGACATCGTTGTCGAACTTGAGTTTGATTTCTCTCGGTACTTCGTCCCAGATTTGCTCTGCTCGAATCATGATGTTTTGGAGTTCGGCTAGCGTTTTCGGCATTTGGGTATAATCTTGGATGCCGCCGCCTAGTTCCGGTGCGATGCGCGTTGCGATGTTCGGGTCTATGGATGCTCGCCGGATAATGTTTTCAATTTTGGTTTCTTCCAGATAGCTGTCGATTTCCGCCTGTTGGTCAATGACCTGGTCGAGCCTCAGTACTCTTTCGCCTTTTTCGTTGAGCTCCCAGAGGTACGTGCGTCTTACGCTTTCTCCGGCTTCGGTTGGCTTTGCTGTTGCGGTCTCTCGAAAGTTACTTACTGAGCGATATGCCATCGTAAATATTCTCCTTTGCTTCTTCAAACAGTCCGGTTTTTTCGTCGAATCTTGCAAGTCGTACCAGTCTGTAATCGCTTGGTGTCTTATTCATGATGTTGTGCTCGTCAGTCAGCGCAATTTTAAAATTGCGCTCGGCGACTTTGTCATCTCTTTCGGTAAAGATCGTGATGTAGCCCATCACACAGTTGTCGTAGATTCCGTATACATTAGTGCTCACAGTCGGATACCTCCTCGCATTGCGCCGTTCCCCAGATTAATAGCTTTGGTCTTTCGTGCGGTCTTGTTGTAGATTTTTGTGTCTTTGGATTTGCGGACTTTATTCCTCTTTCCCATGGTTGATTTCCCTTCTGAGCAGTTCTACTTCGATTTCTGTTGCTTTTGCCTTTTTGCGGTATGCCACGTCAAGGTAAAATTTTGCGTCGTCGATGTTTGCGGCCTGTCGTAGCAGTTTGTACGCGTTGTCGATTTCCTTGTAGGTTCGTGTCAGTTCCTTCATTAGGTTCGTATCGGTCTGGTCTCGTACGTTCCATACTTTTCCTTCCATGGCTTACTCCTTGGGCTTGTTGCCCTCTACTGCGTGGTAAATCTTATCCAACATGGCTAAGATTTTGCGGATGTTGTTAAACAGCGCGTCAATTTCTTTGAGAGTCAGAGCAAAACACCTCCTAAAAAATTATTTTGTATAAATGGTTTTTCAGCGGAACACTTTTGTGCTGTTCAACTGTCTTTTTTATATCAAAAAAAAGAGGGTTCGTCAAGCCCTCTTTGAAATTATTCTCTTCTTCGACTCAGCTCCTTTTTTACTTCGTCGTGGATGTAGCCACAGTGGTAGCTTACATCGTGACACGGGCATTTTTCGCAATCGCCTCTGCAGCTTGCCCATTTGTAGTTCATCCACTTCAAGGTTTCGGTGTCAAGTTCCTTAAATATGTTTTTCATGGTCTTTTTATCCCCTTTCTTTGATTGGATTATCCCACAACTTTGTCTTTTTGTCAATAGTTTTTTGAAACTTTTTTGATAGGTCATGCGGTAGGCGCGGTGCGCCGTGCGAAGAGCATGACGCAACTTTTCGGTTTCGCTCGCCGGACGGCCTTTATTTGCTTTTTTCAACACTTTCAACACTTTCAACAGGTTTTCCACAAAATGTTGCACAAAGGTTTTTGTGCATATTGCTACACTTTCAACAATTCAACAAGTTATCCACAAAAGTATCAACATTAAAATTAGCCAAAAAATATCGTTCCAAGGATAAGAATTCATAGTATTTAACATTTCAACACTCCCTACTACTACGACTACAACAAATTAATAATAAAATAATAATAATACAATGCGCGTGTGCGCGCGATTACGTGTGCGCACGTGCATGTCAATATAAAACAAAAATACTCCGCCAAGTAGTCTTACTTGATAGTTACTTGGCGGAGTGACACCACGTGTCAAAATATGCCTTTGGCTTTGCTCATCTTTTTGGACATAGATGCCTCTTTGTCCTTTAGCTGCTCTGCGTATGGTTTATCGGTTTCCGCGTTTCTTTCGATTAAGGACGCTATAGCTTTTTCTTGTCGATACTTCTTGATTCTCCAAGCTTTCTCAGGGTTCTCTACTTCAAGCTTTCGCCAATAATATTCTGGTATAGCTGCTCTTTTGCCGTTGGTAAGCTGTATGTACCCCTGCTGCCAAAGTTTTTCTTGGTTGTCCTCAAACCACTTGTCTCCAAGCCCCGGTTTCCGGCTCATTGTGCAAAATGGTGGTACTAAACCCATTTTTTGGTAACGTTTTTTGTCGTTGCCGTACAGCTTTTTGGTAACATACCCTGCAACATAATTATAGGTTTCTGGTGTTGCTTGCGCTATGTCAACTGTACCTTGCCCCCAGATTTTTACCAGCTTATCGCTTGTATAATGCCCGTG